ATGAGACGGCCGTGCATCGTATCGCCAGCGCTGTTGACCGGAGTGAAACCGAGCCAGTCAAGTAGAGCTGCAGCTGCAGTGGCGGGCGTGAGCGCACGATCGCCGACACGGTCGGATGCCTCTGCGGCGGTAGCCAGTTCGATCACGCCTGCACGATCGACGGTGGCGGGCGGGTTAAGGAAGTTCGCGTCACCGAACGTGATCTGGTTCGCGGCGACGTCGAGCATCGTTGCGTCGATCGCGAGCAGCATCAGCGCCGCGGCGGATTTTTCGATGATCGGCGCGGCCTGGCCGTAAGCGGCGAACAACGTCCCATCGGCGAGGTACAGCGCGAAGCTGCGCACGGTATAGGTGTCGGCGGTTTCATCGCGGACAACGACATGGATCACGTCGGTCGCCACGCCCGTGCCGGAGATCGTGTTGATCCGCTTCACTTCCTCGGGCAGCACTGCGGTGGCGGGGCCGGCGGAAAGCGCCAGCGGCGAGACGCCTACGTTCGCAATGCGCACGGCGTTGGTCCCGTCGTGCGAAGCGTTGACGAGCGCTGCGCGGCCGGCGTCGGTAATGCGTAGGGTGATCGACATGATCTCTCCGGGTCAGGCCGCAGGGGCGGTCATGGTGAGGCGGGCAAAGGTGGCGGGACGGGCTGCGGTGACGGGGACGATGCCCGCGGTTGCGCTGAGCGCCTGGCTGAAGGTGAAATGCGAACGGACCGGCTTGGTCCGATAGACTTCGGCGATGACGGCATCGGCAAAGGCTGCGTCGACTGGGGCGCCGGTATCGTCGGTGAGGTTGAGCACCAGACTGAAGGTGTGCGGTTCGCCGGGCGGCGTCATCTGCCACCATTCGCGCAGCGCCACGACGCCCCCGAACGAGGCGACGACCTCACGCACAGACGATGATGTCCCCTTGCGCCGCTGGATCGCGAGCGCATGGCGGACGCGGGCACGCTTCACTGTTTCCGACCAGGCGCTTGACCAGCTGTCGATCGACAGCGCCCATGCCAGATAGGGCAGGAGCTCGACCGGGCAGGTGTCGGGGTTCCACAGGTCACGCAGCGGCACCGGAACATCCGCGAGCCGCGCCATGCTGGCCTCGAGCGCGCGCTCTAGCTCGCTTGCGTTGCGTGGCAGCAGCGTCATTCGCCGAGACCTGCATGATTGACGGTCACGCCTGTGCACCAGCTCGCCTGCGTGCGATCGAGCACGATGTCCGCAGCCGGGCTGGTCAGCACGACGTTCTGCACGCCTTCGGTATGGAGCGCACCGAATATCCCCGAGCGGGTGATGTCGCGGCCGAGGCGGTGTGAGTTGGCGACGTAGGCGGTGAGCCGCGCGCGGGCGTCGGCGATGACGATCGAGCCGTCAGGGCCGGCAAAGGTCGTGATCGATGCCGTGACCGCATAGGGCACGATCTGGGCCGACTGGATCGTGACGTGATCGGTGAGCGGGCGCCGCGTCTCCGCAGAGACGTAGCCGAGCACCGTGTCGAGCAATGTCGGCGATGCCGCACCCGTGCCGACGCGCGACAGGACGGTAATGCGGACCTCTCCGGTCGTCGGGCTCGTCGCGCTGGCGTCGAGCACGTCCGACGCGGCGGACAGCGCATGGAAGATGTAGGCGCCCTCGGGGCCGGCAACGGAATAGCCTTCGGGCGCGAGCACGAGGCGCCGCCGGAAGTCCTCGTCGCTTTCGTAGACCGCGGGTGCGTCGGTTTGGGCGTTCGCAGGGGTGATGAGCAGCCGCACGATGCCCATCAACGCAGACAGGTTGTCGAGGTCCGCGCCGATCGCATAAGCGGGCATGACGGCGCGGGCGGCATCGTTTACCCGGGCGCGCAGCAGCATCTCACGGTAGGCGGCTACCTCAAGCAGTTTGATGGCGGGATCGGATACGACCGTGGCATCGAATGTCGGCACGAGCACTTGCATCGTGGCAAGCATCTGGCCGTAGACCGTATCGAAATCGAGGGTTTCGACAATCGTCGGCGCCGGCAAGCGCGACAGATCGACAGCGGTAAAGGTTGACGGGGCGGCCATCTGGCCATGTCGTCGGTCAGATCAGCGTTGCGCCATCGTTCTCGAATGTCACATGGGATTTCACACTCGGTAGCTATGGCTGATACTGCCGCAAGGAGCTGAACCGACTGCCTTCGGAAAGGTTGGTGACGATAGCCGACATCACACGGCACCAAGCCATTCCCAAACTTTCGGCGCTGTAGAAAAGCGCTATCTTCTTGCCGCCGGGCTGGAGCTACTTTCGCATTGAAGCCTGCTATTGCTAGCCGATGAACCGAGCTGTGACGTCGGAAAGGACAGCGAGCACAGCCGTCGGCAGCATCAGTAGGGCAGAAACCTGTCCCATCGCCGACCAGATCCGAGCGATAACTACATCGTCCTGATCCGGCATTGCCAAGTTCAAGAGGAGAGCCACGCACGCGACGGGGAGCGGTATCGCCAACGTCAGCGCTAAGGGCGCATAGATAGGATCCGCAATCTGCAGGATCGTAGCGATAAAGAAGGCAAAGCCTCCAAAGTAGAGCGACATACTCGCATATCGGCTGTCATAATAGTAATGCGGAAAATTGATCATCATTCCCTCCTATTATAATTTTCTTGTCACCGTTTACTCTATTCTTGAGACTCTGCCATCGCTTCAAATATTGCAGAAAGTAGCGCCATGCGTTCGATTGCGTTAAGACTAAGAAAAATAGACTTCCATCTGGCAGCCTTTCGTTTTAGGTCTTGCCGCTCCCGATAATTTACACCTGCCTTAGCGGCGTTTAGCATTGGATCACCAAAGTCTTCAGATCGTGCCAATTCTGCAAGACAGGCTTCATATTCGCTGTTTAAGGCCTCATACTCGGCGGCAGTCGACCAAGTACGGGCGCGAAGCTCCGCAAGTTTCGCTCGTGCATTGCCAGGCATTCGTCACATCCATATCATCGGCTTCAATACCGATATCGGCGCGTAAGCCGATGGTGTCAAGGGCCTGTCTTGCAGCCAGCCGGAAACGATCCTCCGCCCGTGATAGGTGCTGCGGAAAATATCATTTGATTAGACGCTAGGCGGGTGCGGGGAATAGGCGGCACCCCAGCCCATTCTCCAAGGCAGCAGATAAGGGGAAGCTCGGTTGGCCTATCGCGCGACAGTCATCGGATCCGCTTTACGGGATCAAGGAATCAATCAAATATTCTGGGCGATATCCTTCTTGCTAGCGGCTCCTTTGGCTCTATTTATAAAAGCATCGTTCTTGACGATGATTGATTTTCGAATATTCAAACCCGAGTATCCGTCAATCTTTCTCAAGAGATCGCGTAGGGGATCGACCAAAGCATCTGGAAGCCAAGGATCAAGTATGATCTCACTAACCATAAATGGTTCAATCGGTACGGGAATTTGTCGAACATCTTCGGTCTGCGACCGAAATAATATCCTCCATTCACATTCTGCTGCATAGGCATCTTGTTTAATAAAGGGAAGGTCATCGTATCTAATGTATTTGTTGATCCTTGGGTCATCTGCGTTGTGGTATTGAATGGGGTGTATTGATATGGAGTTATTATCATCCGTACCGTCGCTAAGTAGTGATATACGTTCACATAAATGCGTCTTATGGAATCGTATGCATACACCGCCCGGCTTGGCAAAAACACTCCAGTGATGGAAAGTATCATTGCTTGATGTAAAGCATGCGGCCAATACTGACTTAAATTCACCTTTTCGCTTATATTCTAGCATAGTTATAGAATCTGTTCGATCTTCCCAGGCAGCCGGGTCAAGCAAAGTGATTTGATTTCTTGTAAGAGTATCGATTGCCGAGGCAAGGCTTGTGTAACGTGATAAGTTTTCTTTCATAAGTAGACTCTTTAAAATTTTACTGAAATTGAGTAACAATCCTATTCTAGTAAATGAATTAGAAATGTAAATTAATCTTATAGAAATCGGCTCATTGCAATCGCAGAATTGCGGTATCGGGTAAACCGTTGGCAATGGCATGGTCGAGTTCGAACGTGCGCCTCGAGCATCGTATGTCCGCTACAAGTTTCCTCAAGCCGCTCCACCGCTCTCCTATTTAGCTCGCTCCACGACAAAGATAACTAGCTTGGGGAACGCGGTCGCATGAGAAATGGCGAGTTGTCTCTCAACCGCACAAATCTTTAACGTTCCTAAGAGTTGGCGACATACGCGAACAGGACGTCGAGCACCGCCTGACGCTCCGCTCCGGTGTCGCCGAGCAGCATACGCCTCGCGTACCTTACAGGTTTTACGCCCTTCGCCGGTGCATCTTCGAGCCCTTCCTGATGGACGCGTGCGATCCGCGCAGCACGTCCGTTAAAACCAACCCACGCCTCGGTGTCGGTCGCCCCTGCCTTCAGGTTAGATGTGTTGCGGAGCTTGCGGAACATGGCCTTGCGCTTGATCGTCCCGCCGCGCCGTAGCCGGCCAACGGGCTGCGCCTTGCGAGCTGCGAACCGCTGGCCATCCGGTTCCTGCTGACGCGCGATACGCAGCGCCTGGCTGCTGCGGAGCGTGCGCGCCATGACGCGCAGGATCTTGCTGCGTTCGCCGGCATCGACACGGCGCAGCAGCGCGCCGGCGAGCGCCTCCATGTCGGCGAAGTCGCTCACCGGTTATCCACGAAGCGCGGGTCGCTTGTTTGCGCGACGACCTGGTCACCCATGAGGAGCTGCCACAACGGCACGCATCCAATCCCGAAGCTGTCGGCATCGCCCGCCGGCGCTGCGTGCTCGGCTGTGAATCCCCCGCCCTCCTTCGCCGTAATGCGCACGGATTCGTCGAGGTCGATGAAGATCGACACGTCGGCGGTGTCCGCGTCGAGCAGCTCGGAATCGAAGCGAAATGGCTCTTGGTCGGTGCGCTGCAACAGCTCGGGCTGATGCTGAGCGATCCATGCGAGGATCGGGACCATGAGATCGTCAACTTCGCCGGCGTAATCCTGCACGACGATATTGGCGGTGTAGCGATACTCGAGGCTGAGCGACCCCGCGCTTGCCGCGATCCGCCCCTTGTCGACGAAGATCGACAATCTGGACGGATCCGCCGCGAGCGCGGGCACGAACATCTGCAGCGTCTGCCGCAGGCTTTCCGGCTTCTTCAACGAACGTCCTTCGTCCTAGGGTGTATTGCATTGCCAGAAGATGGCGCCCGGCTCTTGCGAACCGGGCCCATCGATTAACGGACGGGTTTGCCAACGGGCCAATACCGCATGAGATCACCTCCTTTCATATTGGTCTTTGGAATAGGTATAAAGATCAACGGATTACGGTCGGCTTTGCCGAGATATTGCCAAAACTAGTGGGGGAGAGTCTTGGCAATATCTGTGCTGATCGCTCAGGACGTGTCGATTACCGGCCAATATCTTATCCTTTGGGCGACGGGCACGCGGCGGGCGTGCTCCAGTTGATGAGGCGGTCGAGGTGGTCGGCGTTGGCGGCGAAGGACCGCGCGAGGCGAATGATGCCGGCGCGGATCCGCGTCGGGATCTGCGCGATCAGCGCCGGGTCCTCCGGCAGTCCCTCGGGCCGGCCTGCGCACCGCACCAGCTCGGCGGGCGGCGTGTCCTTCAGCTTCACGACGATCGGCGTCGACACGACCGCGGGCGGCGCCTCAGCGTGCCGCCCGCAGGCCGGCAACACCGTTAACAGCGCGAAACCAGTCACGATCGACAAGGTTCGTCCGTTCAGCTTGCGCATCTGCCATCTCCATTCGTTGTGCAGCCGAGCTTGCTGCCTCGGCAGCAGCGCGCGCAGCGCGGGTGTCGTTGTTCTGTCGTGCGTCGTGATCGGCCATCGCCTGGGCGAGCGTCGCCGCGGCGAGCTGGTCGCTGTCGCCCTTGAACTTGACGAGGCCGGCGACGGTCTGGGCGCAGCGCACGCCGCGCGCCGTCTTGCCGATCGCGGCGAAGTCGGTGCCCGACCCTGCGCAGATCAGCTCGGCGCGATGCTGCAGATCGTCGCGGTCGGCGCTGACCTGGCGGTACTGGACGTACAGCCAGGCGCCGACCGCCGCGACGGCGAGCAGCACGAGGAAGAAGGCCTCGGCCTTTACCTTGGCGAAGAGGGCGGGGATCATCGGGGCAGCTCCTTCAGGCAGAGATCGCGCTCGGCGCGGCGTCGGCGATCGAGGCCGCGCACGAACTGCCCGCCCGCCCGGTTCCACATCAGGAAGGCGTCGCACGCGCCCTGCCAGTCGCGCGCGTTGAAGCGCCGCGCCACGGTAGATCCGCAATAGCCACCCGTGCCGATGTTGTAGGCGAGGCTGATCGCAGCCGAGAGTTGGTTGGGATGGGGGCGCAGGCCGGGCGTACAGGCGAGAACCGGCTCGGCATGACGAATGAGCGCGGCCTCTTCACGAAGCACGCAGCCCTCGACCGTCTCGACCATGCCGGGCTTCACGCCGAGCGTTTCACCGCCGCAGATCGTCCAGACCTTGACGATGTCCTGGTACGCGACGAGCCGCGGCGTACCCCCCGACTCCCAGCCCGACACGAACGGCGTGACGATCAGCGCGGCTGCCGCGCCGATCACGCCGATCAGCGTCTTGCGCTTCATGGGCGTGGACGATCCCTTATCGGGCTGTGGCATCACTTGGGGTCCTTTCGCGGAATGAGCGCGAGCAGCCGCTCGCTGAGCTTGCCGGGGAGTTCGGCGAGAACGGCGCTGCAGCCGGCGATGAAGCCGGGCGCGCCCTTGAAGGCGACCATCGCGACGAGAAAGCCGATCGCCTGCGACACGAACGGGTGCATGCCGAAGAGCGCGCCGGCCGCGTTGGTGACGAAATAGCTGACGACGATTCCGACCCAGACCTGCGCGATGCGTTGGCCCCATGTGAGGCCGGTCTCGACCAGTAGGCTGACGACCGAGCCGAGGCCGGCAGGGATGAGACTGACGACGAACGCCCACAGCCCGGTCCCGAAATCGTGGAGAAGATCCTTCATGCGGTCAGTCCCAGAGCTGGATGAGCGGGAGTGTGCGCGCGGCCGGCGCCATGCTGGCGGGCATCGTCACGCGGGTGCCTAGCGGAAGGACTGCGCCGACGTCGGCGATGCCCGGGTTGAGCGCGAGGACGCGGCCGATGTCGGGCGCGCCGAGCGCTCGCTCGCGCCAGATCAGCTCGTCGAGCGTGTCGCCCTGCTTCGCGGTGAGGACGTCGGCCATCAGATCAGCTCGGCGCGCAGCCGCGGCCGTCTCAGCATGTCGCGGATCGCGTGGATCGCGTCGCGGCGCAGCTCGACGATCGACGGCTCGACGGCTTCGGCGTCGTGCTGACCCTGTCCCGTCAGATCCGTGTCGCGGTACGCCTCGACCAGCTCGGCCTTGGCATAAGCGCCGATCGCGCGGGTGTAGAGGAGGACGAGGCGGCTGGTGTCGCCAAGCTTGCGCGACGGCACCGCGGCAAGATCCGCGATGCCGGCAAGCATATGCGCGGCCTGCCACACGGCGAGCTGGTTGCCGACGGTGAGCATCGCGCCGGTGACGGCGAGCTTGAGGCGTTCGGGGGTGATGACCTCGCGGATGCGCCTCGCGGCGCGCAGCTCGGCCGGGTCGATGTCGGGAAACCAGCCGTCATTGCGGATCGGCGCCTCGATCGACACGACCGGCGCCGGCATCAGCGATGGCGGACAGCTGAAGCCGGTCACGCGACAAATACGATTCTGGCGGGCATCGTGCGGTCCTTCGTGTTTTCGGGGGTGGGGATCAGATCGGACGATGGCCCTCAGC